ACCTTCGCCATCAGCCCGGGGGCCCGGGACTTGAGGTTGTCGTAGACCCGCTTGGCGAGCTGAGGAAGCTCCTGCTCGCGTAGGTCCATGTTCCGGATCGTCTCGGCCAGGTCTTTGCCCTTGGCCAGCGCCGGGTCCATCACGCCCTTGCGGAGTTTATCCAGGTCCACGCTGTCCGCGGCGCGGAACATGCGGTCCATGATGTCATTGGTACGCTCTGGGACCTGGGTCTTGGACAGCGCATCCTGGGTCTTGGCGGCTCCCGCCTTGCCGAGCTCCACAGCCTTGTTAGCGCTGTCCTGCACGGCGTTGGCAGCGACCTGGCTGAGAGCGGTGGGGGTGGAGATACCGCCGCCGCCAATGGCGCCCTGGAGGCCGGCGTCGATGATGTTCTGATTGTCCTGGCTGGTGTCCCGGTTCGGATTAAGCTGGCTCTGAGCGAGCTGGCCGATTTTCTCCTGTGCGGCTTCGGTCAGGCCCTCCTCGGCCGTAGCCAAGCCTACCGTGCGCAGGGCAGATCCACCGGCGCGGCCGAAGCCATGGCCCAGCATACTGGGGACCAGCGCCTCGAGCACAGCGTTGGCGCCACCCTTGCCGCGCGCCACGTCCAGGCGCTCCTGGGGGGAGCGGGCCATCTGGACCGGGTCCTGGGCCTGGTTGATGATCGCCTCGTTGCGCTCCTGCAGGTAGGCGGGGACGTAGGCGCCGGCGTAGGACAGCCCGCGACTGATCAGGCCGTTGCCACGGCCGCGGAGCAGCGCAGCGCCTAGGATCGAGGGCGCCATGGTAGGGATCGCTTGGCCGAGTGCGCCGGCAGCGTAGTCCACTGCGTCACCGACGCCGTGCACCTGGGTGTAGGAGTTGATCGCTGGCGCAATCTGCTGCGCCAGGGTGGCCTGCTCAAGCGCCTGCTGGCGCAGGGCCGAGGCGCGGTCGGCCTGGCCCTGGAGTTCCGCCTGGAGCGCCTGCTTGCCAGTATCGCCAGCGGTCATGCCTAGCGCTGCGGTACGCAGGCCGCGTTCGAACGGGGACTGCTGCGCGCGGTCAGCCTCGGTGACGGGCTGCGTAGCCATAGCACTTGGGACCGGCAGCTCCGTAGGATCCAGAGCATCAGGCACCAGTAGCTGAGTACCAGTACGAAGCGGACTGGGCAGAGCCATTACTTATCCTTATTGCGGTTGGTACTCTTCTTCGCCACTTCCTGTTGGAACCGCTCATCGCCGCCAATGTCCGACTCATAAGCGAGCTGTGGGTTACCGTCGGCATCGACCCCCATCTGTAGCACGCGGTCGTTAGTCTGGAACGGCAGCATATGGCGGAGAATAGACGGGGCGCCAATGCCGCCCAAGGCCAGTGCCGGGATATCCAGGGCGTTAGTTTCGTCCTTGAATACGCCGGTCGGCGTCGCCGTGCTGTCCTCGGTCCCGAAGATGCCGCGGGAGTCGTTGAAGCCCTTGGTACCCTGCATGGACGCAATGGTGCTGGCGATGAGCTGCGCGCGAGAGGCGCGGTCCATGTCCATCACTTCGGGGTTGGTCTTGGCCAATCGCGCCATGATCTCATCCGGACGGAAGCCAGCAACTGGATTACCATCCTTGTCCATCGGGGTCTGCGCCTGGATGTCAGCCAGGAAGTTGTCACGGTTATCCTTAATACCGCCGCGCTGCGCGGCATCTGCGGCGCGGATACCCTCGAGCTGCTCGCGCAGCAGGCTAGTCTGGTTAGTCCGATCGCTGTTGCGCATAGACGTCATGTTATCTAGCGCCGAGGACTGCTGGCCGCGAACGGAGTTGTCTGCACTGACCACGTTACCCTGGGAATTCACCAGAGCGCCTTGATCCTGGCCCAGTGCGTTAGCGCGGGCCTGCTGCAGGTCCAGCAGCTTGGAGATCATGGTGCCCTGCGCGCGGCCGCCATAGGTGTCGATGATTTGCTTCTGCAGCGAGTCGAACTGGTGGTTGATGTCGCCAGCGCGGCTATTGATCATGGACGTGCCGCTACCGCCCTGGCGCAGCATGTTGCGAAGGGCTCCCTGAATCGGGTCCTCTTGCGGAGCGCCCTGGACGTTCCCGCCCATGTTATCGGACATGCCGCGGGTGATAGCCCGCCCCTGGAAGGTGCCGAGCACCTCGTTGGGGTCTCCCGTGCGCGCGCTGACTGGAGTAATACCCCCGTTGCTTTGCTGGGCGGCGGCCTGTTCGGGGGTTAGACGAAGCGCGGACTGCGGAACCTGAGCGTTGTTGTCGCCGGTGATGATCATCGGAGCGTTGCCGCCCTGCTGCAGGGCCGGGTCCTGAGCGCCTTGTTTGTCGGCGTAGAAGCGCGACAGATTACCGAAGGTGGCGGCATCAGCAACGTCGGACGCCGCGCCGAGAGTGCGCAGGCGCAGGTCGTCGCTTACCGTACCGCGGTTAGGAGCCGACGGAAAGCGAGCTGCGTAGTCGTCTGTGCTAGTGCCGAAGGCCGTCGGCGCAGCGACGATGGCCGCACCTGCCAGACCGGCTTTGCCGAGGCCGCCCGCAGCAGCGCGGCCAAGAGCGCCGGGGGCAGCGCGCAGAGCACTAACGCCCCTGGACGCCATACCGCCGATGCGGGAAGCCCCTGCTTTACCGGCCTGCAGTGCGTCCTGGGCCATACCCGCCGCTCGGCCGGGAACAGCGTTACCTGCACGCGAAGCCGCTTGCGCGCGGCGCATACTCTCTTCCGCTAGCTGGTCGCTGCGAGAGGCGCCGAAATCAACGGCGGGCTGACGCGCAGCACGAGCCGCGTCGAACTCAGCGCGCGGAATCTCCGTTGCCTGGGGAAGCGGGGTGGGTCCACGCGCTGCGCCGCTCGGGTTCGCCATACGGGCTGCCACGCGGCGGCGCTGCTCCTCGATCGGGTCCATCGCCGACGAGCGCACCGGCGGGATCTCCGTGTCGGGGATGAGGCGCGTGGCTAGGCCGCCGTCAGCCATGCCGCGGAGCTTGGAGCCGCCGACAGGCTTGTGGGTCTGTGCGACCAAGTTCTCGAGGTGCTCAAGGCCGACATGCTGGACCGTGTCAGCCGGCAGCACGAACTCACCATCACTGAGCATGGCCGGGATCTTGTCGTCGGTCGGGCCGCCGGCGCCATCCACTTCGCCGCCTTCGGCGAAGCCGATCGTAGCGCGCAGCTTGTCGGCCGCAGCCTTCGCCTTGTCCAGGAACGTTGGCTCGGTCTTCTTCTCCGGAGCCTTCATGCCGTACTCGGCGCCTTTCTTCATGCGGTCGGCGTTCGGGTCCTCGCCACGCTCCATGGCGTCGACCGCACGCATCGGACCGTTGAACTGGTCGTCGTTGTGCGCCTTGGCCTGGCCACCATCAGCCATGTGCCGGAGCAGGGACTTGTTCTTGAAGTTCTTGGTCATGTTGTTCATTAGGCGGCGTCCAGAATCTCACCGGAATACGAGAAGGACGTGCTGCAGCTCTGGCTGTTGCTGTGGCCAGAGGAGACGCCGGCGGAGAAGTTAACGGCAGACATGGCGCTGCCCGCCAGCTGCGCGGCGGCAGCGGACGCGGACTCGGCGGCGCGCAGCAGCAGGCTGGCGCGCTGGTTGAGCTGGGCGATCTGGAGCTCGGCGTCCTTGAGGATCAGCTCCACGCGCGCCTGCTCGGAGGCCACCGCCGCGTTGAAGGACCGGGTATCTGCCTCGACGGCGGCGGTCTCGATAGAGGCGTCAGCCTGGTACATACGCGAGGTTGCGTCAGACTGAGCGCTCTGGGCCTGGATCAAAGTGCGGACCGCCTCGAGCTTGCCTAGCACGACCTTGACCTGCGCGTCATGCTGCTGGATCAGCATCTGGGCGCCAAGCAGGTTCTCGCGGTGAGAGGCGATGCTGACGTCGGACTGGGTCTTGTACACCTCGACGCGAGTGGCGTATGCGTCGACCATAGTTTTGTAGAGCTCACCGCGCTGGGCTTCGGCCTCGATGCGGGTCTTCTCGCCTTCCCACTCAGCTTTGTAAGCCTCGACCAGGGAGGCGTAGGCCTTGACCTCTTCGCCGTAAGCCTCGATGCGGGCGCGCTCGGCGTCGACCACAGCACGGAAGCCATCGACCTGCGCCTTGTAGACTTCAGCCTTTACGCCATCCGCCTGGACCAGCGCCGTGAACGCCTGGACACGCTGGGTGTTGATCTCACTCTCGACCTTGGCGGCATCGACCTGCGCGCTGTAGACCTGCACGCGGGCCTTTTGGCCTTCGAGGAAGGCCTGGTAAGCGGCAATGCGGGCGTTGAACGCCTGTACCACAGCGTTGTACTGCGCCACCTGGGCCTGGAATACAGCGATGGCCACATCCTTGAGCTTGACCGCGAAGTCCAGCTTCCGCTGCTGCACCTGCATGTGCATCTGGATCAGCTCACCCTCAAGGGCAATGCCCTGGGTTACCGCGAACCGGGTGTTCTCGATCGCGATCTGCTGATTCTGGATGTAGATGTCGCGGCTCGCCGCGCTCTTGGCCTTACGGCTCTCCTGCACTACCTGCTGGATACGCTTACCCATCAAGCCGTTCGGCTCCGGACCCCAGCCACGGGCGGCGAACTCTTCGCGTACGGTCTGCAGCGCCTGTAGGTCAGCCTGGTCTTGGCGGTCCAGCTGGCGCCCCCACAGGGCATCCTCAACCTCGGGCGGCAGGACCTGCCCGTTGAGCATCGTCTGCAGGTGGGCCTGCACCGCGGTCAGCATGGACGAGGTGTAGGGGGTTTCGACGAAGTTAATCTGATCCGAGGGCGGTGCGGCCGTGAACTCGGGGGCTTCCTCGAGGAATTCCTCGATGGTGATCAGCGGCGCCGCGGGGAGGGTGGGGTCGATGAGGGTCGGCTCCGTCCGCTCTGTGAACGTCGGCGACGTGGGAGCGTCGGGGATGTTCAGCGTGGGTGCGGTGTCGGGCCGGTCGGGGAGGGCGTCAGGCGCATTGACCGAGATATTGATCGACGGCGGATTCAGCAGGTCAGCTGGTTCGGCAGGCGCGCCCCCAACCTGCAGCACCGGGATGTTGATGCTAGGAGCAGCCGGGATCTGATCCGACAGGTCGACTTGTGTGATCGTGGGCAGAACCGGGCGCGCGGGGCGCTGGAAGCCGCTCAAGGTGTCGTCGACCTGGAAGCTGGCGTCCCAGTCGTGGAACTGGATCTGGAAGTTGTTGAGCGTTGCAGCTTGCTCCTGGGCAAGCGTGTAGGCCTGGCCAGCGAAACCTTGGAAAACCGCCCAGGCGTCAGAAACCAGGACCGGGGCGATGTCGCCGCCGATCGTGTTGCAGACGTCTACGCCAGGGCCTGCCATTACAGACGGCCCTCCAAGATGATCGGATGGAGCTCAATCACATCAAGCTCAATTTCGCTGGCGTCAACGTTGGTCAACTCAAACCCCATATAAACGGACTTAAGGCCGCGGCCGGTGGGAATACGGCCCGGCTGCGGGTTTGCCGCTGACTTCGGAGTAAGGTTGTACCAATACCCAATCTTCTCGCCAGTAGCAGAGACGATTATACACTTCAAGGCGATACGCCCATCCGCGGTATACCCCAAATAAGCCGCATCCAGGCCTTTATTTCGGCCTGTACCGAAGTTAGTCATACCCGTGCGCAAGCGCCAGGTAATAGTCTCGCCGGCGTCGTCCGCGCCACCAATCCGATACAGCCCCTCGCTCGAAGCGCCGTAATTACGGCCATTGAACGTTGCCATGGAGTTGAAGGGGTAGTTCGTATAAGTAGACAGGGCCTTAGTCGCGGCATTCATGGAGTAGCCGATATACGGCTCACCGTCAAAGACAAACCCGATCGAGAAGTCCAGGCCTTCCGTGATCGTTGCCAGGAACAGACCAGTGGGCGTGATCGTGTCGTTCAGCTCGAACGACTCCTCCACCAGGACCGTGACATCAGCCATGCCCGTCACAGTGTCGGCCAGATATAGGCTGACGGTCAGTACCTCGTAAGCCGAGAGCTGGGTGGTGATTGCCTCGGTCAGGGCCATCACGTCAGTAATATCCCCGATCTCCACCAGGCGGGTGACTTCGCGCAGGGCCAAGGCCTCGCTGATCGTCGCCAGGGCCCGGTAGGTGTTGGTGAGCGCACCGGTGAGGCGCAGAGTCTCAACCATTGAGACCAGGGCAGACCGGGTGGGGACCGCAGAGGCCGTCAGGGACAGGGTCTCGGTGGCCATGGCGCTCAGGACGATGCGCACGGCATCCCCGAGGTTCAGGGTCTCAGTCAACGTCGCCAAGCGGAGCGCCGCGGCGGTGGCCGTACCGCTCAGGGCCATGATCTCGATGATTGACGTGGCCCACTCCGTGGCTTCGAGGGTGTGAGCCAGGGCGAGGGTCTCTTCCAAGGTCAGGGTGAAGGCGGTCGGAGGGAAGGACGTAGAGAAACCCAGCGTCTCCGAGAGGCGCTGGGTCAGGGCCGGGGTCAACCCAGCGTGTAGGATTAGGCCGTCGTAAATAGTTGCATCGCCACTGATGCCAAAGCTGCCAAAGGCCGCCGCGCCGAAAGGGGTTGCGCCATACATTAGATGTAGACCGTGCTGTAGTGGGCGTCATAGGCCAGCGACCACACGATCTCCGTTGCTGCGGCGCCGGTAACCTGGACTGCGCACGTATTGGTGGCACTATCCGTAGTCACATCACAGTCCCAAGACGCCGCGCCGGTGTCGTTGGCGACGACCGTCTTGGACAGGGTGACGAACAGGCTCGTCGTGGCGTAGTCCAGCGTCGTCTTAACGGTCCAGTCAAGGTCCCAGCACTTCATGTCGCCGGTGGCGGGATTGATCGCCGTCAGGCGCCCCGTGACCCGGGTAATTCCGGAGTCGCAATAGATCTTGTGGCTGGAAGCGATGGCTGCCGTGTCGCCTGATACCCACCCAACTGGGTTGTATGCCTGCATATTGGTGGGCGTCGCGTCGGTCGTGCTTACCGCCTTGATACCCACGCTGTGGGTTAGCCATAGTTCCGATGGTGTAGTGCCACTTTGCAGCATCTGGATATCGCTCATCCCGCCAATGCATACCTCGTAGGGGCCATTGGAGAACGACTTGTGGCCCCCGAGCGACGCGCTAAAGGGCGGCCCAGCGATGGCCTGGTAGCCGATCGCGCACGCACCAACGCCCGCAGTCGTGCCATATGGCGTACTGGCGCCATCGCCAATGGCAATCGAAGCGTCGCCGTATGCCAGTGCGCCGGCGCCTAAGGCCAGCAGGGCTGAAGACAGCCGGATGGTGTGCTCTGCGCCGGAGAACGAGGACCCGATGCTGTCCGCGCCAGCCTTGATGTCCGTCAGCGGGGCGCGGCCGCGTAGGCTGATCAACTCGTATCCCGGCGGAACCACGCTTAGGGTGGCGGTATCGCCGGAAGCTATGGTCAGCGGGGTCAATACCGCGTCGCCGGTCTGGGTTGATACCCCAGCAATCTTAGTAGCCGAAGTCGTAAAAGTAAGTACGTCCGTACCGCTGCGACTTAGGGTGCCTGTGCAAACTTGCCATTTTCCGGCCTCGGTGCCGCTGGTGACCTCGATCAAAACGGGTACGTCATACCAAATGACCGTACCAGCCACGGTTGCGACCGAAGGCACCTGGAAAGCATCGCGGAAAAGAAGGGCTGGCAGGTCTCCGTCTGCGACGCCACCGTCGAGGGTAAAGGCGTAGGCGCTTGTGGCTACTGCGGTTTGCTTGACTCGTGCGCGGGCGCTCATGGGATCACCGGTTGGTAAATATAGCTTAGTTTATCACTTAGGTTCAGGCTGGGCGGAACCCGCGGGTAGTTCCTAGAACCCAGATAGGGTAGAAGTGCTCAGCAGTCTCGTCCTCCTCGAGCACGTGTTGGGCCAAGTCAAAGCCACCACATTCGGAGAAGAACCGGAATGGCGCCGCCTCGGCCTCCGGGGCGGGTAGCGCCATGGAGATAGCCCAGCGGGTATTAAGGAACCCCCAGCCGCCGGCGTCCCCGATGCCATCCAAATCGCGCTTCCAGCGGATCTTGGCGCGGCCAGTTCCGATGCCACCGAAGGTGTAACCAACATTTGAGCCGGTGCCCGCCTCGACTTCTCCCTGCCACGTGCTTATAAGCTGGGCAATCACCGGGTCTGAGATGTTCGTGACTGCGTAGTCGATAGAGGATTCCAGCGGCCAAGCAACCTGGGGGGTGTAAGTGTGTGGGGACGTGGTCTCCCCGATGACGAAGTCCTCCACAACATTCGCGTACCCATATGCGTCATCAGTGGGCCATGGCCAGACGCCGAAGGAGTTGCCGTGCACCTCAGAGGCGTAGTCGTCATACCAAGAGCAGAAGGTCAGGGGGCTTGTGTATCCAGGAAAGCTGGACCACGGAGAGGGGAGCGCCGCAAGTTCCAGAGGCGGATCTGCGGAGTTATCCGCGGTCACTACCAAGTCATCGAGTACGCTGACCCCGTTGACCCACCCCAGAGTGCGGTATTTCTTAGTCTTGACGTCCTGCAAGGTAGTAGTGCCAGACCCACCGGGGCGCGTGCCAGTATTGATGCTGAAATCGTAGTCCATCTCATATGAATAGTTGCTCGTGGTCTCCACCTCCTCAACCACCGCGAACAAGACGTTGTAGCGAAGGTCCATTCGCATTAGGAAGAGGTCCTGTCCCACGTCGTGATTGGTGGACGTCGTACTGGTGTGCAGTGTCGAGTTGAACCCGCGGAAGCGGCCGTCGACATCGCTCCTAAAATTTGCAGGCGTTGCCGGATCCAGCACCCCACCAAAGCTCGCGGGCGCATTGTTACTAAACGCCGGACTCGCCCACGCCCAATGCGTCTCGACCATATAATCCTTAGTGCCCCCGTAGATAATCTCTGGGGCGCCGGGCTCGCCGATACGGATACCGCCGAGCGTAGTAGTCTCCGTTTCGTTGCCCCACGCGCGGGTCGCAAACGCACTATCGCTATATGTCACCCCCTCATCGTAGCTAATACTGTAGACCCACACGCCCCCCATGACCGATGCACTCGTCGTATACGAGTTGTCGGTGAACGAGGGGCTGAACTCCGGAATGCCTACCCCCTCTGGCTCGATCGCGCCGATGCGCTGCTTCGAAACCGACACATGTCGCCCGTACGCGTACACGACCGTGCCGTCACGCGCATAGTCCACAGCGATGGGCTGCCAGTCTTCTTCGCATTCAACAACTCGGCGATATTGATAGTCAATCAGCCCGATGGGGCTCGCCTGATAAATACCCGCCCCGGTTTCCAGCGCGAACGTCCCAGCGGTGGTGATCACCGTACCCTCGGGATATCCCGCGGTGCTGCCCGTCGGAAGTCCCGTGCCAATGGCGAAGGGTACCGCGCGCTGGTTATTGACTTGGCCCGCTAGGAAACCGTACGTAGCTGTGTCGAACCCAGAAGACTCAACAGAGCTAGCAATCGTGTGTTCGATTGTCTCGCGCTCAACGGTGAAACCGGGCGGATCGCCAGACGCGACGAGTCGAATCACGTGCTCGAGAATAGCCGTGCCATCGAAAGTATCCCCCTCGGTCAACATGCGCCCCTCGGTCCCGTCCGGGTTGAAGAACCACGGATGCTGCGCGAAGTTGTAATCATCTGGGTTGCGCGACTCCAGCTCCACGTAACTATCTGCGTCGACTGCGACACGTGCGTCCGTGGACTTACCAACTAACTTAATCGCGCACACGCGCTCGTACCGAGCGAAGAAGAACTCCTCCACCACAAAAATCAGCCAGGGGCCGCCGAACTCCTCGGTGACAGCCGCACCCAGAATCTTGGCATCAATATCGACGTAGTCGCGAGCATCGAGCAACTCCGCGCCCTTGAAGAACACAAATGGTGTGCGCACAGCGCCACCATCCAGGTAGCGCGTGCGCGGGCCATACCACGACACAATCCAGCCATTGTTGCGCTTGCCCTGCCAGTCAATATTCCCGGCCCGGCCGAGGCCGTCGCAGTCGCCGAGTTCGTCGTCGACGATGTCGGGGAACAGGCCCGAGTACCGCGCCTTATGGACTGCTCGATACTGCGGTCCCGCGACAACAACGCGCGGGCTGTCCGGAAGCGCCAAGTCGCCGGTGCTCGTGGTTGGCCAGGTAACGAAGCCATCAACGTCAGTCGGTAGTTCTGACGGCTTAATCGACGGCGCCAAGACATCAATGATCGGCTGGTCGCCCACAAACTGAGCCCGTACAACAGAGCCGTCCGGCATTCGGCGCTGGATAACCTGGGACTTAACCCCGGAAATACGACGCTGCTCGGCTAGGTAGCCGAGCATCTTCTCCCCCTCTTTCACCAGGTCGGGGCGATCTTTATCCCCCCTTAGTCGCCGCCACCGGTCGTATCGACCGGCCATTCTTTAGCTCGACGTGCCGGAGATGATGTACTTGACGCGCAGCTCTTCAGCCGCGGCCATTACCTTGTCCGCCGAGAAGCGCGCGGCAGCGACCAGCTTGCCGCTCGTAGCACTCTTGGCCGAGGCCGAGATCAGGGCGGCGCCGCGGATGGTGCCGCCGCCGGTGCCAATCGTAAACGTCGCGGGAGTGGTCGTATTGCCGATGGCATTAGCTGCAGCGCCGTCATTTGCCCAGGCCACGCGCGTGGACTCGGTGTAATTCGTGAATTCGGTCGAATTCGCGGTGAAGTTCGCCGCCGTCCAGGTATTCACGGGGGTGACCGAGCCGCCGAATGGCGCGATATAGAACGCCGAGTTCGCAGCGCCCTGGTCCAGAGCCACGTCGAGGATATGGAGGATGCCTTCATCGACCACGATATTCGGATCGATTTCCCAGGGGGCGTCACCGATCTGAGTTTCCCAATGACCGGCAAAGGACAATCCGAGTGCGGGGACCAGAATCGCGCCGTTCTTCGAGACTTCGTACTGACCGCTACGGAGGCGGCGCAGGGCCTCGGCGCGGTGCTTTGCCATTAGGTTCATCAGGTGGATTCCGGTTTAGGCCATTTATCAAGGGGACAGGTCGATGCCGGCAGCAGCACCTTGGCGTTGATTATACAACGACATAAGCGGCAATAGGCTAAATTACGCATAGGGCCAGGGGCAAACTCGGGGCACTCTTTGCAGGTCGCTAGCCTGGCCTTAGCATCAGCTAATCCGAACGCCATCGCGCCAGACCTCCGCTTCAGCCCGGTCGCCTACCGCCAGGGAGTTCGATACCCCGCCCTGCAGGGTGGCGATCAAATGACGGAGGCCGCCCGCCTCACGAAACATCACTGCTGCCGACTCGACCTCTGAGGGAGCCGCGTAGCGCTCTGCATGCAGAGGCTGGACGCGCCCTGCGGGGGTGCCGATCACAAACTGGCCGTCATCGCCAAGCCAGAACGGGATATCGCCGGCGACCTCCAGACCCAGAACCGTGGCATCGACCAACACCGAGCTACCCGGCACTGCGCCATGGGGGTGGGCAATGGCACGTCGCCACTGGTCGGGAGTATCCCCGGCTAGATAGTACGTACGTTTACCGGCGGCAAGATACAAACCCGGCGAGCCATCGACATGGACGCCCTCGAGCAGGGAGATGTCCTCATTAAAGCTAACGTAGCTGTTATGTAGTACGGCTTGCCCATAGTGCTCGGCGCCAGAGACATAGAGGACCTTGCCGCGGGCAACGAGCATATAGCCTTTGTACAGGCGGATGATCTGGCCGGGCGGCATAGCCTCTTGGAACTGAGTCGCCAAGACCTTGCCTGGCTGATGCACGGCGATGGTCGCGCTAGTCATGCCCACAGCCAGGTCACGAACGTAGCGGAGCTCCTCGCCATTAGCCTTGGAGGCGTAGACCCTCACAGCCGTCACGGACGCGTCTGAGGGCTGCGGGATGGATGTCAGGGCGATTCCCTCACCATCGGCGATCTCGACCTCTGTAGCGAGCGTGGAGCCGCTCTCGCGGCCATCTACGTCAAGGTAAGTGATAGCCACCTGGTACACCCCACCAGGCAGGCCGCCAGTGCCGGCGGTCGGATCGGCCAAGGGCTGGCCGATGGGTGCCTGGATGGCCCAGGGCTGGCGGCCCAGGTCCATGTTCACCCGGCCGCTGTCGAAGCCGTTGGTGTAGTAGACCCAGCCGGCGTCATAGTCATAGCTCATCTTAGAAGAGCGGGAGACCAGGTTGGTGACCGTGGTACGCGCCTCGTTCTCATCGAACGCCACAAGATTGCCGTTATAGACAGCAAACATGAAGGGGAAGCGCTTGTTAGCCCATAGTGAGTGCAGGTCGGGGAGGGCTTCGACCTGGGAGTAGCCGGGTCGACGAGAGGGGTGCCCCTCGTTGTCCAGATCCAGGTTCTCGGCCTCACGCAAGCTACCGGTAACAACGCCGCCACGTCCGGCCTTGCCCATCGGGAGGGCCGTCTCTTGAGAGAGGTTGTCGATGCCCTGCGGCCACCCCTCCAGGCGCTGCAGCTCGTTGTCAGTAACCCGCTTGCTCATACTTGCATTATAGAGCGCCGGCGGGTCACTTCCAGAAAAAAAGCTTTTCCCACCAAGGCTTTGGGCGGATCAGTTCTTGGATCCGGGCCTTGTCAGCGTTGGCCTTTTTCAGCTCCAGCCGGTTGACGGCGGCGCAGTCCTGCAGCTCGCCGTTAGTTCGAGCCGTGGTTAGGTCGCACCCGGGCCTTTGCACCGTCAGGGCTTGGATCGACAGCCTCTGCGTCGCGCAGGAACTCAAGAGACTGCTTAGGCAGAGGGCTATCAAGATAGTCGTTGTACGATGAGTCATGTTTGGCTGCGTCCTGGTTCTTGCGCTGGGCTGCAGATAGTTGAGCATCGGCGCGGGCTTCATTGCGGAGTTTGTCGGCCACAGTTTCGTCGGCCCTGTCGGCCTGTTTAACTTGGTATTTAAGCTCGCGCACCTCTTTCCTGGCCTCGATCGAGCCGCGGGTCCAGTAGCCGGCACCGAAGATCAGCAGCATGAGGGCAACTCGGGCCCAGGGAGGGAAGACGAAGTTGAGCATTAGGTCGGGCTGCCCAGATAGGCGCCGGCGAGGAACTTAACGGCATCCAGATACTGGTCGGGCTTTATCAGGGCCCAAACTAGAAGACTAGTTAGCAACGCTATCACCCCCGCGGTCAGCAGAAATTTAGGCTGTTTGAAAAACGGAACAGGATCAGTCACAGCTTGTCCCCGAAAGTAACTGGGACTCGAATCTCTACCGAATCGGGGCAAAACATAGCGAAGAACTCGAAGGCGCTATTACAAAACAGCGTCCAAAGCACCAGCAGGGGGATCTTGGGAACCGCCAAGAACGCTTCCGGGTTGTCCGTGTCGCCCAGATACACCGGGATCCCGTACAGGGTCCCTTCGTGGGTCATTCCCGCTTCCTTGGCCTCGTCCTTGGTCAGCCACAGGTTCTTTCGCCACTCGGCCATGCCGGTTCTCCAGGGGGTATTGGATTGTAATATACGTCGCGAAGTAGGCTAAGTATACAATTATGAGGAGGAAGACTCCCAGGCTAGTGCGGGCCAACCACCGAATCATAGCTCAATCAATCGAGCCTCATCTTCGCGGCGGGCCATGAGGCCTTTCCCCAACTTGGCGTTCCGCCAGACCCGCTTCATTACACGAAGCTGATTGGCGACACACTGCGAATCTTTAGCTGGGATACAAACATCCCGGATGGTTCGCATCTCCAGGCGGGCGCTGCCGAGCATGTTACCGCCGCGGTTGTAGACTAAGTCCACGATGGCATCAATGACCGGCTGAGGCATCTCTTCCAGGCCTGGGAAAGCGCGCAGCGCGATATTCGTGTATCGGATCAGGGTGGGGTCACGCAGAACATCCATTGCCAGCGGCAGAGGGGTCACGATCCACTTTCGCCGGGCGGCTAGGTTTCCAGCGCTTTGGCCCTTAAACCCCGACATTGCCGCCAAATAACCACGATGGGGGTGCTTCTGCCAATCGCGCAGGATCTGCGACTCAGAGTTATGCCCCAAGTCATAACCAATACCTATGGTGACCCCGCTGGCGCTATTTCCAGGCCATAGCGGATGCTGGTACTTTTTAGTGTAGGTGGCGGGTCCGCCTACCTCCCACTTTACCACTAGGTTTTCGCCGCGCTGGGATACCCTCGTGGGTGGCGCGGCCATAACCGCACCACAGCAGATAACCAGCAGGCCCAGAATTACTCCGCGCATGCCACTTCCGCACGGGCCTTGGCGAGGTCTCGTTCCTTTGTGGCCTGGAAATCAACGATGCAACCGATCGTGGACAGGCAGCGTGCGTACGTCTCCGCCTTCTGCAGATAGGTGATAGCCGCTTGGGGGCAGCTGCTGCTAGTAGGTTCTGACTGGGGGGCGGCGCTAGGGAGTGCGGCACACCCCGTCAGGAGAAGACAACTACATACCAGAAAACGAAGCATAGGATCCACTTCACTAGGTCAAGGCCGACGGCGGCGAGAAGGGCGAATTTCTCGCCCGGCGTCATTGAGGCGCTGACCAGGAAGGTCTGTGCCTGCAATATATCTTCGTCCGACCACACCCCTAGGTAGGCGCGCTTAGTAAGCCAGGCGCTGAAGCAGACCATGATGCCCCCCGCGATATTCATCAGCATGGAGTACAGCTGGCCGAAGCCGTCGATGCTGCTATATGGATCAAGGGCCGGCAACTGTTTAAAGGCGATAAACAGTAAAACGAGGGCGGGGGGAAGCCAGAAAACAATCTCCTGGTACTCGCCGGCGAGCTTCTTGACGCGGTCAATGAGGCGCAGCACTGGACTCTCCTGGTTCGTTAAGGCGGCGTACGACGCCTACCCACTTCACAATTGGGCCGCCATTACGGTCAGTAACCGGGGTAGCGGTCCATAAAACGGGAAACTCAACGCCGTCAGCACGGCGCATATTGAATTTCATGGAAAATTCCCGTACGTCTTCAGTACAGGACTCCCACTCCTGCCGTACCGCCTCGCGGTCGGGCGCGGAAATGCTATTAACCCAGCCGTTACCTTTAAAACTAAGTTCCGAACGATTAGTCCATTTTTGGAGGACTCCGTTCACGTAGTTAAACTCCCCAGATGGATATGCTTCGAAGATACCGAACATCCCCATGCCGTCCCATTGAGCGCGACTGGAATTAATAAACACGGTTAGGGCCATTTCTGTGCGATTCACGACATCTCGGAGCGAGCCCCCGCCGTTGGGCACAACCTCTTTGTGGATCTTACTTACGGTTTCCTGGAGATCGCCGATGGCGGCCACGCCTTTGAAGAAGCGAGCCGAGGCGCCCACGGCGGAACGAACGCGGGGCCAACCCCATTTTCCGAAGCCGATAGTGACCATTAATGCCGCAAACGAGGCTAAAGCCCCTCCTATAGTGTTTAACCAGCTAAATAGTTCGGGAATCCTGGCGAGCAACGACGTCTCCTTTTGGCGTCAATCGCCCCCCAAATTATACCTAAATGAAGAAACTGATGCCGTCCAGAGTTAGGAAAACGGCGCTGGCGGCACCACCAAGCTGTACGTCGCCGGTGCTTCGGACATCTACGCGCACCATGGAGGCGCCACTAAGGGCCGCGAAAACCCGGTGCGATGACGGGAAGAACCCGGCCGGAAGCGTAAAGAGCACCGTTCCGCTGGTGGTCGTCCCCGACTTGATCACCCCGCGCAGCATCACTTGGTTGTTTACTTTCCTGTAAGCAGCCGTATCGAAGCCGGCGCCGAAGTTCACCCAGCTATTCAACAAAGTCGGAGCGTTCCACTCGCTATCGGTTTCGGGGATGGACGTTCGCGAAATGACGGTCCACGTGTCGGTGTTGGTTTTCAGGAAGCAAACAACGCCGTACTGCGCGGAGGGCGAATACGCCGCACCAGCACCGCGGAAAGTAACGCCGGCGCCGGGCAATACCGTGGTGGTGCCGGTATTCGCTTGCTCGACCCAGATTTCCGTACCTATCGGGAACGGCACGTCGCTATTTGGGGGGAAAGTGCAGACGTTGGCCGATGCGATGTTCATGCGAACGGACTTGTTTGCGTCCGACATGACCAATGTGTAGGGGGCGCTGGTGACGATATTGATACCGAGCGCGGTATCGAGCTTCAGGGCCAGTGCGTCGAACACCGCGTCGCCGCTGGGGCTGTGCGTGGTGTCGCCGTTGGTGATCGCCGTTGTGATAACCGCCGCGCGAGCGGCGCTATCCGTATAGGGGGTCAGGTTCCCAGCGTGCCAGACGGCGTTGGCCCCGATGAACAGATTAGAAGCACTAGTATCAAAGCTGGCGATGGTCACCCATGTAGACCCATTCCACTTATCCCAGCTAAATGTACCGTCAGTCGCGTCGGTGGCGTTGTATATATTGCGCCACCGACGCGTGGCGGTTTCAGTCTGATACTCCCACTTTGGATTGGCCTGCTTGACACCAGAGCTGCCAGTTAACAGCACAGCGCCGTTAAATTGTTTAGCGCCGGCGATACTCTGGGCGCCGAAGTTATTGACCGCGTCAGTAATGCCATAACCAGCCAGAGTCGTCGGCGCACCGCCGACCCACGACCACTGAATAGATACAGAGTCGGCGGTCGCCAGCTCCTTCATGCGGCCGGCGTAGAGCGCGAGCGGCTTTTTCGTAGCCATCAGGCGACGGTGATTGGCTCTTGCGGCTCGAAGTCGATCGCAGTGGCAGACACGGCAACGCCAACGCACTGGACGACATTGCCGGCCGTGGACGGGGCGGTTTCGCTAGTCGCGCCGGCCGTCGTGGTCAAATATTGCCGGGCGCCTGGCGTCAGTCCCGTCAGGCCGGTAAGTTGGCCCTCCAAGTAGACCGTGGCGTTGGCCGGGCTCGTGGTGCCAGCCAGAACGAAGCCGTGGCATTCCTTGCCTTCGGCGGTCCCGTCGGCCTTGCGCGCCGTTGCCGTGCCCGCGTTGTCGTAGATGTTGACCAAGTTCCCGGCGGCAAGGTTTTCGCTGGTGGCGATGTTGATCGTATCGGCGCCGATGCCCGTCGGCATCATCGTCGTGTCGATCTTACCGGAGCTGTCCAGTAGAACGACCTTGTCCGCACTGCCTGCCCCGGCCGACGTGTTGACCGCGTTAATGATCGTCGGATCGAGGATGCCGGCGGCGTTGGTCGCTGGGATCTTATCGGCGTCGCCCGCCCCCGCGGACGTCGCGATCGTCGCGACCATCTTGATACGGCCAGCGATGTTGGCAAGAAAGCGTGGAGCAGCCATGAGAGTTAATCCTCGAAGTAGATGGGTGGTTCGATCTGCAGGAACAGCGTGTCGGCCGATTCTGCGTGGCCAATCACCTGCACAAAGCCGGCGGTCGGTACGTTTTGCGTTGGCAGGCCGCCAGTACCTAGAAACACTGGCTCGCCCTGCGTCCATGCCCAGCCGTTGAAGGTCACGGAACCGGTGCGCTGCACGGTGACTGTCGCCCCACTGCTGGCGGCACCCAAGGTCATGCCCTGGGTATCGTCGCCGTGTAGTGGATTGTCACTACTGGCGTAGCCGACCGTATCGGCCCCCGTGGAGCGGACAACGCGGTGGCCACCGAGTGCTTCACTGGCGATGCGGGGCTCGCTGGTCCCGCCGGGGGCGCCCGCGGCGCCTTGAACCCCCGTTGACGCCACCTGTACGACCGTCGTGCGCTCAGTCACGGCGCCAAGCGAGACCCCCTGATCCGGAATGCGAACGCTACTGCTACGCGCGGTAACGCTGCCAACGCTGGTGGTGTTGTTAACCACAACGATACGCGGTGTCATTCCACTGGCGACGATAACTGGCATCAGCGTGTGACCTCGCCCCGGACCGTGAGCTTGCCTTGCACCAGCGGGATGACGTACTCGGGGTTGGCGCCGGCTGGCCGATAGACCTCAATGCTGTAAGCGTACTTAGCCGACCTGGCATTACTTGGGTTGAGGACGGCATGCTGGTCTGGTGACGCAACGATCTTGAGCGCACCGGCGGCCGCGGTGTCCCACACCAGCAGTGGATCGGCGCCATCGGTCGTAAGTTCCAACAACAATGTCGTAGTAGTGGTGGTTCCGTACTGGCCCGTGAGCGAGCGAACCTGCATCCTGGCCTCATATCCAGTCAGGTCAATGGCTACGCCGGCGTCATCGGTGTAGCTGAACTCGTCCTCCCAAGTCGAGCCGCGCACCACAGTCATGTTGTAAGAAGCAGGCGTGCGACTCATTAGATGCCTCCGTAGGACATAGCCCGATATTTATGTTGCATACGGAGCTGCTCCCCGTAGACCTGGGAACAATAGGCTTGGAACATATCCCTGAACATCTGGCTTCGGCCACGGTCGTAGGCTTCCGCGTCTTGCTTGAGGTGGGCCAGGTGCTGCATCCACCACAACAGATACCGATGATGCCGCTCGGCCACCTCCAGGTCGTCAGCGTCGTCCTCAATGGCTGTAATGGGAAGCCGCTGAACGACCAAGGCAATCGTGTCGTCAGCTACCGGGATGGGGGACAGCCTGGCGGCGGTGTCATCCATGCCAGTGATCAAATAGCGTGGTGTACCAGTCGCAGTCAGGTCGAGGCCTGAACTGCGCTGGATACCGTAGTCGTCATAGACGAAGTTCCCCAGCTCCACATCCTCGGGGTTGAGGATTGTCAGGAACTGGTTCGTGCTCAGTAGGCGAGCCTGGCGAATACGGCGGAGCGAGGGATCCAAGTCCACCGTAGGACTATTGGCAGTGACCACCAGCTGCGTCACTGACGAGCTAGAATCATTGATGCCGTCTGTAAAGCGGCAGAACATCTCCTGCGCGGCATTCATGTAGCCGTAGACCTCCGGGTCCTCCCATAGATAGGGGGACTGGAGATCGCGGCTTTCCGTACGGAACAGCGCTAGCAGCTCACCAGGGGTCATTACTTCAGCCCGGCATCCGCGGCTTCGTCATTGAGCTCTTGGATCGCCGCTTCGATCTCCTTGCCCGAGGCGTGCCAGCCCAGGTACTTCTCCGTCGCTGCGACCTTCGGATTGCCTGTGGCGCCGAAATCTTCGCGGTGATTGCGGTTCTTGATGGCCTGGATAGCTGCCTTCAGGTCCGCCTTGCGCTTCATGGGGTCGACCGGGGCGCTGTCCATCATCGCCGGGTCCTGGGGCAGGTCGTCGTCTTCAATCGGGACGACGCCCTGAGCGAGGGCCTCGGACAGGAGGACCGCAGGAATAGTGGTCTCTTCGTTCTTCACGAACTGGATGGCATGGCCTAGCGTCGAGACCATCACAAAATTACGGCTGGACTTAACGCGAATCTGCTTCTGCATGGGAACTCCGTCTCAAAATAAAGGGGCCCGAGTTGGGCCCCTTTAGTTTACCGCACCTTGCCAGGATATTAGTTGTTTTCGTGAACGTTGTTCTGGATCACGAACTCAACCCGGACTCGGACCTTGCCCGCCGTGGCGTCGCCGCCAGCATTGGCCAGGGTAATCCGGAGGTCATTGCCGGTGGTGACAAACCCGGTCGGGACCAGGGCCGTACGGGCCGCAGTCTTGATCGAGGTCGCCGCCAGGTAACGAGCCGCCGAGGCCGAATCACCAACCGCGAGGGTCGCCGTGCTGGAGTCGTTGGAAGCCGTCTCCACCACGATTTCGCCCCCAACCACGTACGCCATTGCCGGAAGGCGAATGACGTCGTAGACGCCCGCGGCGGTACTGAAGGCCTGGTTGACCCCCGCCGTGGTGTCCATCGTGTCGGTCAGGTTGAAGATAAACTCCGCCGAGAGGACTCGGCCAGAGCTACGAGTTGCAAGCTTATTAGCCATTATCCTTCTCCTTACTGGGCCACGTACACCGACAGGGCACCGAAGTCTTGCACGGTGTTGCCGGAGTAGATGGAGTTAAAACGAGGCTTCAGGAAGCCAACAATCTTGCCGGTCGAAATGGCCTGCTGATTGTCGTAGTCGAAGCCCTTCTCGACCCACGTGGCGTCGCCGATGTCTGCCATCGCGAGCGCCTGGGCGCCGCAGAAGAGGATCTGGCAACCGTCAACCGCGCCGGCCGCACCCCACTTCGAGCCGGAAGCGGCGCCCGAGGTGTTGTACACGTGGCGGAACTCGTGAATGAACATGCCATCCACCTTGACCGTACCGCCAGTGAACAGCTCGTTGCTGTCACCGCGGGTCTGGGCGTAGCGGAGGTTGGCGATGTAATCCGGGTCCAGCTTCAGCTTGGCCATCGCCTGGGGGGTCATGAAGACGTGGAACGTCTCCTCACCGCCGCTGCGAACGCCGCGCATGTACTGGGTCTTGGCGTAGGCCTTGAGCAGCACCAGCATCTTGTAGCTGGGGGTGTCCGCAGTCGTCACGGCCGAGGTAGCACCGGACTGGACCAGCACCGAGTTCGTCGCATCCCAGCGCAGACGGCGCTGCGAGGTGGGGGTGGCGACATCGGCCGCGAACTCCAGGAACTGCAGGTCGGAGCCGGTACGGGCAACACCGTTGTTCTGCATGGCATAGCTGACACCGGACAGGGTCAGGAAGGCCATCTGGTCGACACGGTCGGCCAGCCAGTACGCGAGGGCGTCACGGGCGTTATTACGGAACTCGACGACCGACTTCTGGTCGGCCATGCGGCCTTCGTGGCGGCTGGCGTGACGCAGCTGATCGATTCGGATCACCTGGTCGTACGACTTCATCGCCTCCTCGTTACCTTCGAGGGTGCGATCGCCGGCGATACCGTCGCCTTCGAGGTCGGCCAGCAGCGTGATCACGGCTCGCGCGCCCTTCTCGGACTTCTTGAGCTCGGTGATGTGCTGGATCATGGAATTAGATCCATTGCCGAGGAACTTGTTGGTAAACGCGTAGTTACGCGCGTGATGCCACATGTCCTTCGACCAGATCGTCTTCTGCTCGTCGGTGAGCAGACTGAAATTAGTCAACATTGGGGGTTCGCCTCCTGGCGAGATGGGGGAAAGTCGGTTCTTTTGTCGAAATGTCGCCTTCGACCAGCGGAATCGACTTTTTAGGAGGTCGAACTCCGTATGCGCTATCGGGGCATACCATCCGAGTTACATGGATGATACGCCCCGATGTTCAGCGTTGTCAATAACTTAGAGTTAAATTAGCGCTTCTTAGCAGAAGCGGGTAGGTTAACTTCGCTCATCGCCCTTGCGGCGAGCTGCGGGCTGATATTTGTGTAGGAGTCATCCACCATCAGGACCATGCCAGGTTGGTACGACACAATCGTCTTCGCGTTGGGATCCTGCGCCTTCTGCGCGTACATATCCTGCATGTGCTGATATGCCTTCATCTTCGCTTCTACTTCCTCTGCTTCTTTGGCCCGTCGCATCTTCTCCCGGTGGGCGATCTCCCGCTCCTCCACCCGGCGCATTACCACGTCGCCTACCTGCATCACATTCTGTTCCCGGAGGCGGTTCCACTCCTCGCGGGTAGGCATCCGGTCGCCCAGGGTGTCAAACATGCCCTTGAGCCAGAGGACATAGTCGTCTGGGTGCATCTGTACTTCGTTCATGATCTCAGTTCCTTCCGTCCAAAGGAGCGGCTCGGGCGGGGTAGCGGG